AAGGTAGCAGGAAATCTTGCATCTGGTAAAGTGCCTTTGTTTAATGCACCAGCATCTGTTGAACTTGCAATTTCTACATTAAAATCTGATGTTCCATCACAATAAACAGTGGTGTGTGCACCTTGTGTAATTTGAGTACCATTGGCTGTATGTCCTGTAGCTGCAATGGTTAAGGTTTGAGAACCTGTAGTATTATTGAAAAAAGTGTAATTACTTTCAACAGCAGGAATAAAGACAACAATATCTCCAGTTAGTGCACCTGTAAGTTCAATTACTTTATTTGATGCTTCGGCAGTGTCCGATGCATTAGCTGTTGTAAGTGTAATATTAGCTGATCCAGCAACTGATTTTGATAAATATCCTGCCGAAAAGGCATCTAAAACTTCTAAGTTATTATTGGTATTAGTGCCCCATGTATTGGCATTAGCGCCAGTGGCCATGAGTTCTAGTTTGAGTCTATCTGAATATGTACTTGACATGTTTTTACCTCTCTAAAATATATCTTTTTTTGTTATCCACGCAAACATTTTTTTATGCTGCATCTACCTCTGTCCATGTATTACTTGCTCCTGTCACCACATTAGCCCATGGTGTAGAGAAAGGATTACCTGCTACTATAGATAAGTCAAGACCTGTCACATTAACTATAGACCCAGCTTCAACTGTTTCCGTGCCTGTGGCAAAACTCATTGCGACAGTAGAAACGCTTACAATTACACCAGTTCCCACCTCAACAGTCTCTGTTCCTGTTGCAAATGATGAAGATAAGCTACCAAGAGTAACCAAAGCATCTGCTTCTGCGACTGCGGTTCCAAGAGTGGCAGTCATTGTAACTGGTACAGGATCTATCTGTGTGAAGATATCAATGACAGGAGTTCCGATAGCAAAATCTAATTGATCAGAAGGTGCTATGACAGCGACACTACCCTCACCTGATACTGTCGCTCCAGAAAGAGCAACACCCACAGAAAGACTATCAAGAGTTTCTACGGCTGTTCCTGTTTGTGATGTTGTGCCTAAAGCTCCTGTTATCGAAAGACCTGTTGGGGAAACGATGACACCTGTACCAACTTCTTGAGTTGTAGTGCCTAGAGTTGTGGCCATAGTCACTCCTGTGACGCTGACCTCTTGTGTTATGTTTTCATTCCAAGCAAAAGATCCCCATGTAGATCTTCCCCAACCTGCATCTACTGTTCCTGATGCAGTTTCTGTGCCTGTAGCAAAAGATGTTGTTAAACTCGCAAGAGTGACTCCTGCTCCTTCTTCAACACTAACAGTGCCTAAGTTAAATTGAGATGAAACCCCGGTTAAAGAAAAGACAGATTGTTGCTCTGCCGTCGCTGTGCCTATAGTAAAAGTTGATTGAAGAGAATCTAATGTTACTAAACTATCGGCAACAACTGACTCTGTGCCTAACGCTGCTGTTGTCGATAACCCAGTAACAGATACTGTGATCGAGCTTTGTTGGCCCCAAAAGCCTTGTCCCCACGTGCCCTCATTCCAAGCATCCGCCATGGTAATGCTCCGCTAAATTAAGATTGTCTTAATATAGCACTGTCTTTATCGTTAGTTGGGAATGCGATTGTGAATGTACCGTTTGTTGATGTCTTTACACTTCCAAAATCAAGAACTGCAATAGCTGCATTAGTAGCGGCTGATGATCTGTTATAGATTAAAGCTGCTTGAGCAGAAATTGTTGCTGATGTAAAACTTGCGTTTGCAAAATCAACAAATGCTGTAGATGCTGTAACACTAGTTGCTGTTAATCCAACAGTAGCACCTGTTAAAGTTGCACCACCTGCTGCATATGTTCCTGAATTACCTACTTCATTGGTTGCTGAGTAGGCTGTTGTGTTTCCGTTTAAAGTTGCAGAATCTGTATAAAGGGCAAGATTGATAGTATCATTATCAATGTCATGATCCCCTTGAAGCAACTGCTGTTTAAAGGAAGCACAGACTGCTTGGTTTATTGCCATGTTTTATGCCCTCCTTAGGCTTTAGGGTCTGCAGAAGGTAGTGGTACTCTTAGCACTCCGTCTACATACTCATCTCTTCGTTTACGTCCCATCTGCTCATTAGCAAAAGCTTGTAAAGCGGTTTGGAACTTCTGGGTGTATAATTGCATATCTTGAACGTTTTTCAAGTATGAAAAAGTTTCAGATAATACTCCATACAATAAAACCTCTGGTGCATTGTTTGAAACGAAAGTTGTGGTAGATGTTGTTCCAGAACCATTACCTAAACGCTCTGGTGTCTCGTCATACCACATTTCTACCGTGTAAGCAGTGTTGGGGGTGGGAGCTACAATTAATGTTGTTGCATCCCAGTTAGCCCAATATTTAGGCTGACCTGTAAAATCACTATCTGTTGTAGATCTTTCTTTTGCATATTCATCTATAAAGGTAGCATCTCTTTGCTCCATCCAAGATATAGTCCCATCAGATCCATGTATTTGTAAACCTCTTGCAAATCTAAATCCACCTTCTGGCCCTGAAACATCTAAAAAACTGTTGTTAGCTTCAAATGTGGATGTTGCGTATCTTCTTTGTGCGTCAGTGTCTATCAGTCTATCAATTTGATTTTCAATATTTGTAAGGAAAACATTAATTACAGAGTTAGATAAGACATCAGATGTCACCTCTGTATAGTTTCTTACATTATCTAAAAGTTCAGAATAATTCATGATATCACCACGCTTACTGTACCAACACTTGAACCCATAATCAACTCTCTGATTTCAGTAGCTGGTTGCATACCATCTGATTCAAACGCTGAATCCACTGGTCCTCCTACATTGACAACAACTGGCTCTTGTCTTGCAGGTCTAGGATCTCTAAGTGCTATTGGATCAGCAGGATGATATGGTGGATCTAGTTGTGGATGTTTGGGTTCAAAACATGAGGGACAAGTAAATAGTCCATTCCATTCTTGTCGTAACTGTAAATATTTGTATTGCTGTCCGCATCTATCACATATAGCTAATGATCGATTACCATTTGCAAAGGTCATATTAACCTACATAGAAACTACGAGGCACAATATTTACGGAAGTTGATTGACTATCTTCAGTCAACGCTCTTTGTAATTCTGCTTCATATCTTCTTTCTAATTCTTGTGATCTCTCTGGTGCAACTTCTTGACCAATATAATATGCAAGTCCTGAAACTGTGCACGGTAAAAATCTAAAAGGTGCATCAGGATCATTTGTATAATCTCCAACATCTTGAATACGACCAACATAAAAATAATTTATTTGTGTGTCAGTTGTATCTGGTGTTTGATACAAATTAATTTCTACATTAGCTCTATTTCGTCTTACATAATATTGACTAGGTGTTCCCGTTGAAAACTTGTTTGGTATATTTTCATATTCTGATCTTGATATTTTAGTCATACTTGTATCAGTAGTTGTGCTACCATCTATTTTTCTAAATACTAATTCTAAAACATCAGAAGCATCACTTGGTGCCGTATATGTAGTGGTGCTTGCAGTTAAATTTTGTGTGTGATTTTTTACTTTCCAAAGATGAATACCTCGGTTACCCCACTCTGAAAAAAGCAAATTTAGATTGTCTCTTGCTGCTTGTAATTCATAACCAGTTCTTAAAGACTTACCACAACGTGCATATGCTCGTTCAATAATTCTATCAAAACTGAGATTAAAAGTAGTGGTTCCCGAGGTAGCCATTACATACCTCTTCTTGCCTTATGAGGGTTCGCAGCTCCGCCGCCACGCATTTTCTGCATCATACCGCCGCCACGTTTCTTAACGACATTTTTCTTTTTCATACTGCCGCCGCCACGTTTCTTAACGACATTTTTCTTTTTCATGGCACCGCCGCCACGTTTCTT